AACTTTTCTAATACTTGTTTCTGTTTTTGTTATAGTAGTTGTAGTAGTAACAACCGATTTATCTGTGTATGTTCTTGTAGTAGTGTATAATGTATCACCATTATCCTGTGCAACACCACTATCCTCTGCATCACTATATGTAGTAGTAACTACAGGATCACTAACTACAATTTTAGTTTCTTCTTTTGTACTAACATCAAAACTTTCTGATCTATCAGTTTCTACAACTGCTGGTTCTGTGTAACTAGTGCTTATTATTTTTTCTTCTGTACTTATTGTAGTTGTATAAGTTGTGGTAGGGGTTTTCGTTTCAGGTCCTTTTACTTCATTTGTAGTACCATTGCTATAAGTATAGGTATACAATGTATAAGTAGTGGTAGTTATTGTACTAGGAGTTTTACTAGTATGTGTATAAGTTCTAGTGACTTCAGTTTTAGTTCTTCCATCATCTAATAATGTATCTGCACTACTATCAACATATGTAGTAGTTACAGTAGGTTTACCAACAACTGGATCACTATCTGTGGTAATAGTACTTGTTGATGTACTCACTAAAGTTACAACATTCTTTTCCTGCTTAAATTCTTCTACTGATTTTGTCCCTTTACCAATCTTTTCAGCATAATCAGGATCATCTTTTTCTGCTAGTGCTTTAAGTTCTACAAATGTACTATCAGTATCATCATATTGTTCATTGTCAATCATGTTTTGCCAAAAGGTTTCTTTACCATCATAGTAAAGTGCTTTGTATCCTTTTAACATGAACCATGCACGTTGTAAAGACATCTTTGTGCCATTTACAGTAACATTGTATTTTGCTAATTCTGTTGTGTTGATATTTTCGTTAGAATCTACCCATTTAAAGATTTCTAAACTTTCTTTGGCATCTACTAATCCATCACCTGCTATTCGTTGTATAGCACTTGCAAATCCATTACTAATGGAGGCAGTGTTAATACTGCCTAAATCGCTTACTTTGATTGGAGTGAAACTAGTGCCACCTCCACCACCACCTCCACATGCTGAAAGTGCAGTGACTAATGCTAATCCTGTTAATGTTTTTGCTTTCATATGTAACTCCTACCTTACATTTAAACAATAACTTATATTAACATGTATTATAGATGTGTCAACCTATTTTGTAATATCATTCCAAAACCCATACTTTGTTAGCAAGGTTTGATAATCTTCATAGGCTTTTTTGAGATCTGGGTGTTTTTCTCGTAATTCTTGTTCTCGTAAGTCTTCTTTTACACTTCTTACTTTTTCAAAAATAGGATTACCGTGCATGTCTATTGTGCCTAGTGTCCAGTCGTTAGTCACATAAACTCTCCCATACTACATATTTTTCTTGTTCTTGTAGAAATTTTTTGTATGCATCCTGCAATTTTTTATTTTTTACAATTAAGGCAAAGTTAGGTCTAACATCACTAAACTCATACCATTCTTTTGGACATTGTACTTGTGTACCTGGTATCCAACCTTTTGTATTTCCACCTACTGGCCATCTAGGAATAGTTGAATCCTCCATATATCTAGCATATGTAATGCCGTTTGCATATTCAAAAATTAATGTTCTATCCTTAGTACTCGACTGCTCCATAAAAATCTATTCCTTGTTCTCGAATTTTCTTACTTCCACCTAAAAAACTTAGATCCATTACACATGCAACTGCTACAGGTGTGGCATGCAAATCATATACCATATCTATTACTGCTTGGGCAGTGCCGCCTGTAGCCATTAGGTCATCTATAATTATTACTCTTTCACCTCTGTTAATACTGTCGCTTTGTATTTCCATAGTAGCATTACCATATTCTAATTCAAATGTTTTACTAATTAAACTTCCAGGTAGTTTGCCCTGTTTACGTGCTAACACTAAGGGTGTTCTAGTTCTATGACATAATACACTTGCAAATATAAAACCCCTGGCATCTAATCCTATTACCTTATCTACTGGCATATACTTTAGTAAACTTTGATAAATTGCATTATTTGCCCGTGCAAATCCTTTTTCACTTGCACACAAACTAGCAGTACATTTAAAATCTACTCCCTTAACAGGAAAGTCTTTGTAACTCTTTATATATTCTTTTATCATTTTTTACCTAAAAATCTTTTTGCTGCTTGGATAGGATTACGTAAACCTTCATATGTTTCATTTATAAAATCTATATGAGCTCCAAATTTATTAAGTAATTCTTTTTGTTGGAGTTCTACCTTATCTAGACGTAACTGAATTATTTCTAGCTTATCAAGTATTTTTTCTGTATTATCATTTTCCATATTAGTAACCTTTGTTTCTTTTTACATTCCATGCAATTGCAGTTTGCAATCCACCAGGTTTGTTATCGTTTACAACAATACGTTCACCATGATGTACACCAAAAACTGCACTATCATAACGTAATCCATGACTTTCTATAAATGTTAAGGTTTTTTCTTTGACAGATTCTTCACGAGCAGTCATTATTATAATCATGTCCTCACTAGGAATATTGTTCCACATTTCTTTTACACCAGGTAAGAGTTTATCATCGTCATATGGGTATTGGTTAACTTCTGCTATTGTACCATCAACATCAATAATCCATGTGTGTCCTAAATTTTCACTCAGTTCAAACGGAAACACATCTGCAACCTTGCTTGTAGGATAGTCTGCTCTATCGTAATCAAAATCTTCTATCATTTAAACCTCTGCAGGCATAGTAAAAAGTGCATTTACATCATGTGTGGTTGGTTTTCGTGCAAAGCATACCCATTGTATTACATGTTCATCTTTGTAGTTTGCTTCTTTAAATTCTTTAAAACTAGTTCCTGTAGTATATACATCGTCAACTACAAGCACAGGATGTTGTGGTTGACCTGTTGCATGTTTGTTAAGTATATCACCTAATAGTGTAGCACCTGTTGGAATACCAACTGCAACTCTAAAAGGTCTGCGTTCATAGTGTAATATTAAGTTTGCAAGAACTTCCCATTCAGCATTGCTTAATGCATCACACTCTATTTTCCATGTAAGTTTACCGCCTGCATGTCCTACATAATCATATTCTTGAAATAAATCCATTTTAATCGCCTTTTACTATTCTATAACTGTCTGATTCATAATGTGTTGTACTAAATTCAAATAACTTACTATCTTCTAAAGCAATCATTTGATGTCTTAGTCCTTGAGGTATATGATGTTTATCTCCAGGTTTTAATACAATGCTCTTTGCTGATTCAATATCATCTTCCCAACTTATTAAAAGTTCAATAAGTCCTTGTTGTAAGTAAAAAGTTTCGTCTTTTAATAAATGATAATGAAAACTGCATCTTTTGTCTTTATTGAACTCTAATATTTTACCACAGTATCCTTTATTGTTTACAATCCATAGTTCTCTACCCCAACCTTTAGGATGTTCTTCTATTGTGTCCATACTTCAGATCCTGTGTAACTAAAGTCAAAGTATTCTACATGTCCAGGCAGATTCTCTAGTTTATCTATTAAGTCTGCTCGTCTGTTTTGATCTACTAAAAATAACAAATGTCCACCACCACCTGCACCACAGATTTTTGCACCTATTGCGCCATGTTGCATACCTATAGATTTTACTTCATCAAAAGGATTACTTGTTATTCCACTATGTAAATCTTTTTTAATTTGCCAGTTTATTTCAAAACTTTTTGCAATTGCATCTATATCACAACGAAGTAGATTATTTCTTGTTTCTTCGCAGTTTGTGAGTAAATATTTTGTATTATCTATTATTTTATTGTCGTTTGTTAGGCCTTTTATGTTCTTATCTAAAACCGTGTTGTTAGTTCTACTAACTCCTATGTTATAAAGTATTAGACTATAAAGTAATTTTCTAGTGTTTTCTTGATTAATAGAAATAGGAGTTACAATATTATCTCCACTAGGTAAAAATCTTATATAATTAAATCCGCCAAACACAGTTGCAAATTGGTCTTGTTTTCCACCTGGGAATCCACAAAGTTTTCTTTCTACATATAATGCATCGTTTGCTAGTTGGTACTTGTCAACTATAATATTATAATATTTGTATAATGCATTAAGACAACTTACTACTATTGCACTACTACTACCAAGACCACTTCCTTTTTCTGTTTCACTGTGTATTGTAATTTCTATAGGTGTTGTATTTTTATTATACTTGCTTTTAATAAAATATAAGCAGCGATCAGTTATTTCGGTTATATTTGAGTTGTGAGATGTAGATTCTTTGACAGAGCAATAAGCATATCTGTTAATTGTAACATTTAATACTGCACCACCATATTGGTCAACAAAAGGTGGCAAATCAGTACCGCCTCCAGCAAAACTTATACGTAATGGACTACGTGCTACAATCACATTATTTGCCTTTCAAGCAACTGATTATTTTCTATATCTTTTTGTATAATGTTATTAATTTTGTTAGGTTTACACGGAGCACATTGCATAGTGTCTATACTATTGTAAAGTTCAAGATGTTTGTCTTTCATCCATATATCTCTTACGTCTTCAGTCATCCAGTTTCCTATTGTAAAAGTTCTGTCTCCTCTACTTTCACAACAAACATTTATGTCGCCATTTGCGGCCATAATAGTATATAAGAACATTTGATGACATCTAGTATATGTTCTGGGTTCTTTTCTATTTTCAGGCAATCTATATTTAATATCTGTTTCAATAGATATTTTGTGTATTTTATTTTTAAGATCGTCGGTAACATTAAATAATTTTTTTGTTTTTAAATCAAACAAAGGCCTTATATGTAAACTTCTTGCACCTGTTTCTTTAACTAGATTAAACAATCCGTATAGTTCTTGATCTGTCGTATTTTGTTCCATAAGTAATGCTTTTAAGTCTACATTGATTCCTGCATTAACTGCTAATTTGACATTTTCTTTTACACGTGGTAATAAATTATAAGTAGTTAGACTTTTCCTTATGTCTTCATAAGTTTTATCTATGCCACTGTCTACGTCAACACCAATCCAAATTATTTTATTTGCTTTTTCCTTTGGTAAGTAATTTGCAAGTTTATGTAATTTACTACCATTTGTTATAATAGTAACTAAAAATCCTTTATCAATTGCATATTCTACTAGTTCATGATAATAAGGATGAATAGTTGGTTCACCGCCTCCTGTAAAGTTTATGCTTCTTACAGTGCCTACACTAAGAGGTGTATGTTCACGCCACGAGCTTAATTGATCTATTAGTTTAATGAATTTATCTTTATTCGGTGTTGTTAAGAATTTTGCTCTAAAATCAGCACTATTACAATAAAAACAATCTTGATTGCAAACATTTGTTAAGTCTATGTCAATTGCACTGGGCAATACAGGTAGGCTTGTGACTCCGCATAGATAATTGCTTAAATCTTCATACACTATTATGTTCCTTTAGGCCAATCTTCTTGCCACACTTGTGGACCTTTTTTATAGACTGCAAAGTCTAAATAGTCAGTTATTTTGTTCAAATCATCTTTTGTTCTTAGTGCTATTAGTTCATTAGCAAAATGCAATTCAACATTATTATCTAAAGCAATGTTAAGTATTTCATTCCGTCTATTGATATCATCAGTAAGAGCATATATACTACATAGGACTATACCGTCTGGTTTTTGTTTAATATAATATTCTAAACCAGGTTGCCAATCCATATGTTCATTTTCAAATTCATAACTATTATATTCAATTTTATTTTTTGAACAATATTGATCTATAGTTGATCTTTGCATTGGTAAAGGAATAGTTTTACTAAACTTACTATTCCAACCAGCATATGTTATGTATTTTTTTCCTGTATAATCATAAATTTGTGCTACTTCATGATCACCAGGAAAACGCATAAATCCGCCTGGATATCTTCTACCATACTCTTCTCCTTCAAGTAAAATTCGCATATCCATACTTACACGAGTGTATCCTTCATTATTGTTTACATTTCCATGTATATGTTCTTGAAAAAATAAATGACTTTGACCAGGGTTAAGTGTAACAGGAAAACAATGTTTCATTGCTTCCTCTTCAAATTTTTCTAGACTCCATTTTTCACTAAGTACCTTTTTAGTTAATTCTCTACTTATATCTAATTCTAAAATCTGCATAGTATTGGTACCACGTGCTTCTGTAAAAGGTGTCCAGATAGTCCTGCACCCTCTTCCATTACCTACAAAAATTCCCTGGTGAAACGCTAATCTTCTTCCCACTTTTTCTTGATTAGGTATAACCACACGTAATGTGCCCTGTCTTTGTATCATATATCTTTTATTATCAATTAAAGGAGGTATATATTCAGCAACAAAAGCATCAAATCTTTGCATGAAATCTATTCTACTACATGCATTTTGTACATGTTTTGAAACTTTTACTATTTCTATAGGATTTAAAACCTCGTGAAGTGTTTCTAATTCTTTTACATTTGGTGCTACTTCTTGTATTACACTTAATGCCCATTCTGGCCAATTAAATCTTTCCAAATCATAATTTAATGTTTTATTATCCCAATGTTTTTGTATAGGACTAAGGTTAGACATACAAATTCTCCTTGTGCATATATTCCCAAATGTTAATTGTTTCCTGTAACCCTTCATCTAATGATATTTTGGGTTTCCAATCTAGCAATTCTGTAATTAAATTGTGGTTGCTATTCAACAAATATATTTCTCCTGGTCTTTCAGGTTTTGTATTCCATAAAACTTTTCCGTTCCAGCCCATTTTATTAGCAATTTTTTTGACATAATCTTTTATTTTAATTGCATTGTCTGGTCCTACAGTTAGGATTCTTCCATTGTTTACTTTATTAGGATTTTCAATTATAGCCATCCAAGCATCAAGTAGATCTTCAATGTAAATAAAGTTACGATATGGTTCTCCGTATCCTAGTCTAATTTCATTTGGATTACTTAACATTTGATTTATTATTTGTTCAGTAACAAAGAAATCATTATCATGTCTTCCATATGCATTTGTTTGTCTTATTGCGGTAAAAGGTAATCCTAAACTTCTATGTGCATATTCTAAATATAATTCACATCCTCTTTTTGCTACTGCATAAGGAGCACTTGGATATACTGGCGTATGTTCGTCAAAAGCAATTAATTTTTTTGGTATCAAATTGTTTTTTATTTCATCACTTATAGGTTGCCAACCAAACACTTCCATTGTACTTGCAAAAACAAAGTTTTTTAATTTTGGTAATTTCAATGCAGTTTCTATTAAATTTACTGTACCTACGTAGTTAATTTCACTAAAAGTAATTTGTTCATAAAAACTTTTTTCAACTTCAGTTCTAGCTGCTAAGTGTACAATAATATCAGGATTTGCTTTTACTACTTCGTTCTTAACTGCATTATGGTGTGTAAGATCACTAGATAAATGATGAACATCATATACTTTCTCTAATCTTTTAGTCATAGCCTGGCCTATAAAGCCACTGCTACCTGTAAGTAATATTTTCATACGTAACCTTTTTTATTAATAACTTTGTGCTAACCGCCACATCAAGTATTCTTTACTTTCGATAGGATCATACTTACTTGGATTGTCTGTTAAGTTTGCTACTATAGTCCCTGGAGTAGGGTCAACAAAATGTGGCATACTGTATCTTGGTATATGTATATGAGTATTTATTACTCTATGTTTCGTACTGACAAAATAGTCATTAGTCCAACGTTGTAATAAATCACCAATGTTAACTACGACACCATCTTCTTGATATGGTACTGGATGCCAAACACCTCCTAAGTCCTGTACTTCTAGTCCTGGCACATCATTTATCTGCCAGAGTAATGTAATGGTGCCGTAGTCACTATGTTCACCTATCCTCATTTGTTTGTCCTCAAGTGGACCTGTGTAAGCAGGATAGTGAATAACTCTTGTAGTATTATACATATCTTGATGTGCATCTACAAGTGTAGTGCCACAATCTAATATTTTATCGAATTTTTTTAATATATCTAGTGTTAAGTTGTCCATAATTTCTATAGACTCTAGTGCAGTTTTTCTAAAACCTTCTAGTTTTGGCCAAAGTTCTTTTGGCATGCGTATATTATTATAATTGAAACTTTCTTTCATGTCTTTAGGAGCAGTTGGGTCTACATTTTCTGCACCCATGATACTGTATCCTAAATTATTTTCTGTTTGATATTTGTATTTTTGTTTTTCTTCTAGTCCTAGTTCAAAAAACTTTTTCATTTTTTTAAACCAATATCTCATTGTTTGCTGGTCACGTACTGTCAAACAGTTTTTAAATACTGCGAAGCCCACAGTTGTATAGGCTTCGCGTATTTCGTCCAGTACTGTTTCGCTTTCAAAATCAATTACTGGAATCATTTTTTAGTTTCCTGGTACTTTAGCATCAATACCTTCTACATAGTACATCATACTATTAAGGTGTGCATCGTCAGCAATTTCTCCAGCTTTTAACTGAATCTTTCCTGTGTTGTCTTTGATAGGACCTGTAAATGCAAAGTATTTGCCGTTCTTGATACTGTCTTTGATCTTTTGAGCAAATGCTTTTACTTTGTCTGGCATGTTTGTAAACGGAGCCATTTGTACTACGTCTTGGTCCATGTGTCCAAAGTAATCACCTGATTTCCAGTTACCATCAATTACTGCTTGTACTTTACTAATATAGTAAGGTGACCAGTTATCAATAGTTGCAGTTAATTGAGCCTTAGGCGCAAACTTGAATTGATTACTTGCTTGACCAAAACCAAGTACACCTGCTTTTTCAGCAGTCTGTAATGGTGCTGGTGAATCAGTGTGTTGTGCAACCATGTCACAACCTTCAGCAATCATAACATCTGCAGCCTGTGCTTCTTTACCTGGATCATACCATGTGTTTACCCATACTATGTCAATGTCAACATCTGGATTAACAGTTTTAGCACCCAAGTAGTAGGTGTTTATTTCACGAATAACTTCAGGTATTGGAAATGCACCAACATAACAAATTTTATTTGTTTTAGTCATTAATCCAGCAATAACACCTTGTACGTGTCTTGCTTGATATAATCTTAAACCATAAGTTGCCATGTTTTTACTACGTTTATAACCTGTAGCATGTTCAAATTTTACATTTGGAAATTCTTTGGCAACCTTAAGCATAGGCTCCATGTAACCAAAACTTGTTGCAAATATAATATCTGCACCTGATTTTGCCATAGCTCTGATTGCTCTTTCACTATCAGGACCATATTTTACATTTTCCAAATATACTGTTTCCACTTTGTCTCCAAAGTGTTTTTCAACATCTAATCTTCCAATGTCGTGTCTATAGGTCCATCCATGGTCACCAATCGGGCCAACATAGATAAAACCTACCTTGATTTTGTCTCCAGCATATGCAACACTGAAAAACATAACTGACAGAAGTACTGCCATTAGTTGAAGTAGTTTCATTATTTTCCTTTCTTGTAGAGGGTGTTCTATAACTAAAATGCATCACCCAATTGTTTTGGTTGAGATAGTCT